TAAATAATTGCCCCTTTGATGTAACTCCATATGCAAAATCAGAAATCACAGTAAAACCTGTTGTTTTTAATTTAAATTACACCAATCAAGATTTTTGGTCAATGAAGAATAGACTTATCGAGTTCATCCAACAAAGATTTGCTGATCAGTTTTCTGATTTTGTAGAATCTGATATATCGATAATGCTAATAGAAAACTGGGCATTTATCGCTGATACTTTATCTTTTAAGATGGATCAAATCGCTAACGAAGTGTTCATAGACACAGTTACAGAGGTGGAGAATGCTTTTAGATTAGCCAAACTGGTTGGATTCCAGCCACAACCACCAATAGCATCAAGGTGTTTGTTTTCTGCTTCTATACAAAATCCACTTAGTACAGATTTAGTAATTCCGACTCCGTTAGGATTATCTGTTGTAACTTCTGGTAAATCCATGAAATATGAATTATTCCCAGCAGATCAAAACAACATGCCACTTTTAGATCAAGACATAGTAATTCCATCTGGATCTGTTGTCAACGCAAGCATCATAGGATTGGAAGGAAAGACATACAAAGACAACCCGATTGGAACAGGACAAATAAACCAAACATATTCGACATCTAAATCATCAATTATTTTCGACTCTGTTCGGGTTACAATAGACGGAGTCGTATGGCAAAGAGTTGATTATTTTACAGACTCCCAACCAAGAAAAGAATTTCGTGTAGAATATGATTCAGCATATAAAGCGTATGTTATATTTGGCAATAATAAATCTGGACTTGTTCCGCCAAATGGTTCTGCAATAAATGTAACTTACCGTTCTGGTGGCGGAACAAGGGGTAATATAATTAGCGGATCTGTAGAAACACAAACTATCATCAATAGTGATGGTCTTAATTTTCCTGTTCCTATAACATATTCTAATTACACAAGAGGAGAATATGGTTACGATGGAGACACAATCGATGATGTTCGTGATCATCTTCCCAAATATTTGAAAATGCAAAATAGGATAGTTACTGGAGAAGACTACAAGAATTTTTCAGATTTGTTTGCAACTCCTTACAGTGGTCAAATTGGCAAATCAATAGCTGTTCTTAGAAATTATGGTTGTGCTGCTAATATTATTGATTTGTATGTCTTAGCAAAAGATGAAGCTACTGGACTTAGTATTGCATCACAATCACTAAAAATAGAACTTCAAAATGCAATAGAAGAGCGAAAGATATTTACTGATTATGTTTGTATAAAAGATGGGAGCCAAATAATCGTAGATGTTTCAATCGAGACGGTGGTTAGTCGTTCCTATAGAAAATTTGAAGAAGAAATTCGAGAAAAGATAACAAGAAGAGTAAATGAATTCTTTGCATTGTCGAATTGGGAATACGGAGAAACACTTAGGGATTTAGATCTACTAAAGAAAATATCGGACATACCACAAGTAGAAAGGTATGAAATAAGTTTCACGACAGATGATCCCAATAATAGCGGAAACATTGTTACGACAAGATTCTTTGAAATAATAAGAATGGAAATGATGTCGATTTCGTTTACATATGTTTAATTTTGGAGATTAAGCTAGACAATAATTATACAAGTTTACATTTTGTAGAAGGCAGATAAATTGTTAGAACAAAACATTACGCAAACTAAAAAACCCATTGATCAATTCAATGATATTGTTGAAAAAGACAGCATTCTAATTACAAAGTTAGGAAATTCTGTTTTAGAAAAATTATATGTAAACGCCATCAAAAAAAACAGTGCGTTAAATACAACTCCAATTAAGTTTGAATTATCCACGGAAGATTCGAGTCAATGCCTAATCGATCCATACAAATTAGATTCAGTTAAAATTTATTTTGTCGAAAGAGACTTCAATGATACGACCATTAGCGAATATGTAGATACATACGAAAGCAATCAAGATAAAATAAAATTAGAAAATGCATACAAAACAGCATGTGATGATCCAAGTGAAGCTAACATAATAAATTTAAAAAAAATACAAAATCAATTAGATGGAAGTAAAATTTCAAATACTTTTTACTTTAAAGACGCTATTATCGCATACAGTCTTGGAACACAAGATTATCCTGCTTGGTTAAGTAGCGACATAGAAAATTCAATTTTAAAACACATCACCGAAGATATTGATGGCAACACAGTAAGTGGCATTTTTGAATTTAGCTGGGATGCCTCTTCGAATAGGGAAGGGGATTATTTTATTTGTTGGACATGGACCGTTACTGCTGCTGGCGATCAATTTTCTTCTCACATAAGATTTACATTATTCGGTGACAATTCAATTGTTACCAGCATGCCCGGCCATAAAACCGCACCTAATAAATATGAAACGCTACTTGAAAGGTACTTGCCAGAAACATATAAAACAAGACTTACCGATAATGATTTAACTTCAGATGTTTTAAATAAATTAAATTTATCAGTGGCTTCTGGTTTTACATTTTTAGAAGATTTAACCAATCAAATTGTAGATTTGTACAATCCTAGAGTTTTGCAAGAAAAATTGTTGCCATATTTAGGAAATTTTTTAGATGTAAATTTAAAATCAACCGATTCAGTTTTATGGCGAAGACAAATAATAAATGCAGTTCCTTTGTACAAACAAAAAGGAACCAAGATCGGCTTACAAAGAGCCTTGGATACCATAGGAGTAAAACTTGTAAGTCTAACTAGGCTTTGGCAGGTCGTATCCGAAAACACATGGCAAGAAGGATTTAATTACAACGGAACGACTGCAACATTTGAACTTAAAAATAAAATATCAAGTTACGATTTAGTAAATTTTGAAGTTTATATAAGACCAGTAAACGAAGCTGATTATCTACAATTAAGTTTAGACTATGTGATCTTCGATACCGTAGACGAAATTAGCACAGTAACTTGGATTGGCGAAACACTTTCCGATCAACCAATTGCACTATCCGAAGGAGATATATTAAAAATAATATATAAATATAAAGACATCGACAATCCAACAGAACAAAATCTTGAAAACTACATAAGACAATTACCCTTACAAGATTTAAGAGACGAAAGAATTGTTGTATATCCTCCTAAAAATTGGAATGTAAGATTAATCGAAGAGTCCGATCCTTTATTCGATCTTATTGTTCCTAATAGATTTCCATTTCACGATAAAATCGTGTTCGGAAAGATAAGGACAGAGTTTCCATATTCAGAAAATCTTTACAACATGGATGAGTACAATGGGAGTATAAGAAACTCTTTAAACCCTTGTGATATCGACAAGGGATTTATAGATGAATGTTCTTCTTGTATATCAACCAAATTCAATATTTCAGTAGAAATAACCACTTTAAACAACGATAGAATAGCAGAAACAGAATTGTGTATTCGTGAATTTGCTCCTTTTCATGCTCCAATACATAATATGACCATCATTGGCGGTTTTAATGAATTCGTCGAAGATCCAAGTGAATATGTTTATTCTTATCTTAAATACGAACTTGAAGAAACACATTTAGCAGGAGAAGGTCAAAAGTACTTCCATAGGGCAATGATTAATGGATTGAACAAAAGAAAAATAACCCGCAGCGACTTAGCGTCGTTTACCGAAGTTGTTTCTACTACATCTGGAACTGCATACAACGACAGTATAGTTCTTCATTGCGACAATGTTCATTTTAACGAAATAGGTCTTGAAACAGATGGAAGTGCCATTTTAGAAATAATATCTCCATTCGAATCTGCTGGTACATATGTTATATCCGATGTAGAACACAACGCCATTAAAATTACAATCACAGAGCCAATCGATACATCTTGTAATTCTATCATGTCATCATCTGGAGAGTTGTCATCTTGTGCAATCACATTTAGATTAATAAACAATGTACTTAATAATAGTTCTTTGTGCGACATAGAGCAAAAGAACAGAAACTTATTTTACGATAATAGCAATAATTTCAGTGCTTCAAATATAGCAACGCAAAAAGATGTAGATTTAGGAACCGCCACTGTCGCTTGGACGATCACTATAGATGATTATTCTGATACATATGATATTTTGAACATACTTCCTAGCGGAGAACTTTTAATTGACGATCCATCACATACTCTACCCCAAAGTAACGACTCTAATTTGACATATTTAATTAAAGACGAACTAAACAATACAGTCTTCGAAGGTTCTACTGGCAAATTAACAGTAAATCTAGAGGCCGAAGTTACAGTATTAAATTCTGGTTTAATTCCAATCACAAACATTGCATCAAAAGGACGATATCAGAAAATATCGACTTCTTATTATGAAATTTTAGGTTCAGTCGATGGCACTGATGATAAATTTTTGATAAAAGGTTATTCTGATGGCGATGTAGCTGGTCAGAACCTTCTAATTTACAACATTTTAGCAAACAATGAGCTTGGCTACCTAAGTTATCGTGGATTGAAATTAGAGGCAAATAGCGATTATGAAACATCTCTCCTGATTTCTAATGGAGAAAATGAATTATATCAACCATCAGTGGATAACAATAGGTTTAAAGAGAACTTTATAATCGAAATCGATGGCAATAATTACTTTATAAAAGAAATTAATGGAAATTCTCCTTCTGGAAAAACTACATTTACATTAGGAGGACCAAGTGTTTACTGGAAAACTTATTCAAACGGTGGTTCAATTGTCGATTTTACAATTAGAAGATTCACTAAAACGGAAAACATAACAATTATGGGTCAACAATTTAATTTCCCCGAGCAAACATTTAAAAAACTAGATAGATCTGGCAACGATGTCGTCAATAGTTCAACAGAAACACAAATCCCATTTAGAGCCAATTCACTCGATGGAATAACCACCAAGATCGAACAACAAGAATCAATTAGTTTCGAAGTACAGTACGCTGATGGTCAAAAACAAGAAGGAAAATTATGAACATAGAAAAAACCGATACTAAATGTTACGGACATGTTTTCGCAAGAATAGAACATAAATGTGGCAAAATCGAAGAAATAAATTTTAAAAATACCATTTTAAAAAAGGGCAGAGAAGCCTTGGCATCTAGTTTGACAAATAATGTTGGAAATCCATATGATTTCTATATATCACGCATGATATTTGGCGACGGTGGTTATACATCTGGTCAAACCAAGTATGTAGAATCGTCTAGAAGTGGTCTATTTGGGATTACTAGAGCTAGCAAGTCTGTCATTTCTTCACTTGATTCAAATGTTCCAAGTCAAGCAACATTCACTTCGGTTCTTACTTATTCGGATGCAAATGGATACGCTTTAAACGAAATGGCACTTCAAATGAATAATGGTGAATTGTACAGCATGGTTACATTCCCAGACTTAACGAAAACGGATAGCATTCAAATAGTCTGGAATTGGAGACTATCTTTTGTATGATGAAAAAATTATCAATTATAAATTTGTACAACGAAGAATTTAAAAAAGACATAAGTTATTTAATGTTGGACAATGAAGTTTTCGATTGGGGACCAGATCCAGAAGAACTTCAAAATGCAATTAAAATGATAAATCACAACAACGATTTAAAAGAAACAATATTAAATTCAATTGTAGGTCATTTCGTTAGTAGTTTTTCTGAATTTGTTGGCAAAAAAATGACATTAGACGAAATAAACACATCAATAGAAAATGGAAACATAGAGTAAAATGATATTCTTTGAAGAAACCGATGATAGATTTTATGTTAAAGATTCAGATTCTCTCGAAGCAAACAAAGGCTTGTTCGCTAAAAGAAAAATATTTAAAGGTGAATACCTTGAAATATCAGGCGTATTAGTCAAAAGACAATCAATTGCAGATTCGTGTACACATTACGCCAACAGTTACAAATTTGCTGCAAGAATAGTAAAAGAAAAAGACGGAAGAATCAACATTGGCGACAATCTCATCATTCCCTTGGGATATGCTGGAATTGTCAATCATACAAGCGATATAGACCTACAAAATGTTGAGATACAATATTTAAAAAGAACGAAAAAGAACGAAAACTCTGACGAAGCTGTTTATTATTTCATTAAAGATGTCGAACCAGATAAAGAAATATTAGGAAATTACGGTAATTCTTGGGATTCGGTTCTAAATTGGGTAAATGAAACAAACAAAAACAAACAACCTGTAAAAGATTGGGAAAAATTTTTAAGTTATAATTTATACGATCTTGGATCGTTAATTAAAATGATATAAATTTATTGTCAAAACGATATATAATTTAGATATTTTATCATATGAGGTTAAAATGCCTGACTTATTATCATCAGAAGTTCCACTGTATTCTTCAGAGTATCCATATCATTTTGTATATGATAACATTCCGTTGGAAGCTCTTAAAAGAAGAGACGAAATTTTATCTTCTAGTTTAGACAAAAACACCTTGGTGCTAATCAATTCACAAGGAACACAGGGAAGTTTATCCAACAGATTAAATCAATCGATTGATGAAGATGGCAATTTAAAAGATACTGCAATCGATGAAGCATTGCACAATATCGCAGAACATTCGGATGGCACAAAGACTGTCAGCGAAGAAGAATTAGATTACTACGCAAACACACTTAATTACCTTTCACTAACAAATCCAATTTCGTTCGTAAGAATGATGAATGTAGAAAGAGACAAATTATCAAGAGTCGCAGATGAAGCAACAAACCTAAGCGTGGAGCTTCATCTGCCTTCACAAATTGTTTTGATTAACGATGGAGCCATAGAATTACAAAATTCCGAGACCATCGAATGGTCGTTTACCGCTCCGAATATCATAAAGCCAACAATTAATTTTTCAATTGATTTTGTTCATAGGCACTATTACGATATAGAGCCAATTACAATTGATAATTTAAATTATTCTGTAAATGTTTTATCAACTCCATACATGGAAGGATCGTTGAGGGTTTATATTAACGGATCTAGACTTACGGAAAATTCAGAAATATATGTTTCTGGCTACACTCCTTCAAGCGACAATATATCAATAAGTTTTACTTCTGATTATGAAAATGGTACATTTTTTCTTACCAATGCGATAACCGATGATGATATAATTAGAATAGATTTCGATATTGCATTAAACTAAGGAGAAAATTTTGAAAAAACTTTTAGGTGTTCCTCAAGAATTAAATTGGGGATTCATAATCATATGTGCCGATTCAAATCATATTAATTTAGAAAACACAATCAAATCAATCAGATCCAAATATGAAAACGCATCAATAACATGCGTTTATGGTCAGGAAATAAAAGATTTTAACTTAAATTGCGAAGGGTTGAAATTCGTAAAATCAAAAGAAAATTATGCAGCCATGATAAATTCTGGCATGAACGCTACGGAAAAAGATTGGAATATAATTTTCATTGCCGGAACATATGTGCAAAGAAATTATACGAAAAAATATTCAATGTTTATAGAATCTGATTCAGATGTGTTATTTCCAAATTATATTAGAAAATCAAATTTTGTTGATGGAACAATAAATGGCTTATGCATTAATAGGAATTTATTCAAAAAAACAGGACAATTCAATGAAGATTGCGAAAAAATAGAACATTCAAAAGCAGAATGGGGATACAACGCAATTCCTCATAATGTAAAATTCAAAGCTATTTGTCATTTAAAATCGACTTAAAATTTCTATTTTAGAAAACAAGGAAAAATTATATGAATACTGATTCTGAAATCACAAGTGAATTAAATAGCTTAAATTTAGAAAACATGGTTAATCGCCATAGTTTCTTCCAATTAAAATACTTCCTTTTAGGCAAAGAACCAACGCATCAAGCAAGATTATGGCAATGCCTAAGAGAGATCGATGCCAGAAAAGATTCTTGGGAGTCAATATTGCTTGAAATCGATGATGTTAAAGATAATTTAAAAATCATTGATCTAAGTCTGGAAAGACTAGAATCAAAAAAACAATTCAAAAATTTGTATAACGAGAAAATACACGAAATAAAAATATCTAAACTAAAAAGAAAGAAATTTTGCACTAGCAAAAACCTAGATAAACTGATTGTAAAAAAGAAGAATCTTTTAGAAGAGATAGATTTCTTTCTTAAATCATACAAGAATCTAGAACAAGCTGAAGCCCTAAAACCTTTTGATGATTTAGAGTCCCAAAAAGATTATTGGGGTCAAAAATTATTGCAAAAGTTAAATCTACGAAAGATCATGGGCATAGCACCAGATTTAGATGTTTTAGAAACTATACTTTTGCTACCTGATGATGTGCCGATAAAACAACAAACTTTACTTGAAATAAATAAAAGACACGAATTTATTGCCAATAAAGCTAAAGAAATCATGGGGGATTAATGGCTATAATACAAAAATTAAATTCTTTAGATGCTGGATACACGACTGGTGACTTATCATTATTTCCAGAAGTAATAGACGCTAAATCTTATTTATATCCTGCTAAAAATAATTCAGAAACCTTTCTTACATACGCAGTAAACTACAACAGTAAATACCTCCTTGTGGAAAACACGGATAACTTTCCAGATCAAGGCATATTACGAATTGGATCTCCGATAGGAACATATGGTCCATCTGAATTAATTTACTATAACACTAAAGCAAAAGGAATATTCAAAGACTTAATAAGAGGATTTGCCGGATCAAGACAATCACCTTGGAATGTGAAATCAAATGTTAGTTCGGGAGTAATGGCAGAACATCACAATTCCATTAAAGACGCTGTTATAAAAATAGAGAATAAGCTAGGAGTTAAAGATTTTCCAGAAGCAGAATCATTAAATGGAATTCTTAAAGAATTAGAAACAAAATTCATAACTCCCAAAGCAATATTTAGAGCGTATCCAATTAGAGGCAAAACGCCATTGAGGGTTCGTTTTCAAAATTTTAGCACAGGACCTATTGTTAGGTATTTATGGGACTTTGGTGATGGAACTACATCAATCGAAAAAAGCCCAACCCATAATTATCTGAACGAAGGATCTTATACCGTTAAATTAAATGTTATAAACACACTTGGAGCGCAAGCGATTTGTAAAAAATCAAATTACATTACAATCGACGACACAGAAGTTCAACCTTTTTTTTACGCAACACCAGCAGTTGGAAATTCAATAGATACATCTGGGGTTGGAGCTACCGAATTTGAATTCGTTGATCAAACCGAAGGCAACATAACACAACGATATTGGGTTTTTGGCGGGGTCGTTTACTACAAAGGAGAAAGAATAGAATCTGGATCTATTAATATTACCGACCCAAATGTTCACACTATAAAAGTATTATACGAATCGCCAAGTGAATACGAAACTTCACTCATTGTTATTTTTAATGATGAAAATCAAAAAAACACAGGCTTAAAAAACACAATATTGGTGCAATAAAATGACATTACCATCGGCAATAAATTTCCCTGTTGACTTTGATTCAGATAGTAATCTCTACGCTGTTCATGACAGTTTAAGAGTATTCCTTACTGATGATTACAATCCCGGAGACAAAAGCATACAAGTGGCTGGCGACACAGCAACGCTAAATAGATTTCCACCAGTAGGAATCATAACCCTTGTAGATCAATGTAGCGATCCAGAATTAAGAGCTATTTCTTTTTATTACAAAAGTAGAACGATATTTACATTTGATGAATTAGAATTACTTTCTGGTTTTACCGATAATGTAAAACATAAAGATATAACAAATGTTGTTCAAAATGTCATGGCGGAACATCACAATTCAATCAAAGACGCTGTTGTAGCTATACAAAAATTTGCTGGCATCAAAGGCACGATAGCATCAAAGCCACTAGTCGGAACATTAGAAGAAAGAATAAATTTCTTAAGAAAAATAACACTAATTCCAAGAGCTTGGTTTAAGTCTACGACCAAAATTGGCTTGGTTCCTTTGACAATTGAATTCGAAGATCTTAGCTTTCGTCTTGGAACCGATGGAACGACAGGAACCACGACGAGAATTTGGGATTTTGGAGACAATACTGGTCCGTCAATTATAACAATCGATGAAACCGAAGGCCCAGTAACTCAAAATAATGTTTTGGTCAACGATACCGATGGCGGTAAAATTAAAAAAACCTATTCGAAACCCGGCTTTTATGATGTCTCTCTGACTGTTACAAATAAATTCGGAACAGATACTGTTACACTCCCGAATTTCATAAACGCTAGAGTGCAATCACCAGATATTGCATGGATATATTTCCAAGAAAAAATCGGACAAATTGTAGACAACGGAGACATCGCAAACGATGTTTATCCCACCATAAGAGCCAAAACAGATAGCTTAATTGATATGTACATTCCATTGACCATCGGATTAAATCCATCAACAGGAAAAACATATTCAGGCGAAACAGTGGTTGGATCAACGCCAATAGACTCTATAACATCTTATACTTGGAATCTATCAGACGACCTAGATCACGGAAATTCACCGTCAACTAAAGCATCTTATGGAATTGGTGGGTACTACGATTTGACATTAAGATGCGATACTCAATACGGATCTTACAGGATTACAAATTATACAAACAGCATAGACATTATAGAAAATTATAATTTGTGGCTATGGTATCACAACCCTTTAGACTCAAGTATTGCATCATGTGAATTTGGACTTATAAGCGAAACATTCAAAAACAAAAGCCTAAATACATTCGAAGCTACACAAAATTCATCTTTCTTGAATTCAGAAAACAATTCGGAACAACAAATAAGAGAATTCAAACGCAACAATGGATTCGCATCCAGAGGATCAAGCTATTCTGGAAATTCAGGAACTGGAGTTGTTTATTGGGCTACCGGAAGAAATCCTTCAGATTCTCCTAGTACAGAAAAAATAAAACAAATAGAATACAACGGATTCTTGGATACCTATACATCAACAAGTTTCCCAGAAATAAGTCGCCCATGGAATTGGTTTTCTTTTAACACAGCAAATAACATACACTTTTTTCTTGGCGGGATAACAACCGAAATACCATCTGGAACATCACCTACCAATCAAGTTAAAACTAGTGTCGATTTAAGTAGCACAGTCGTTTCCGAAACAACATTCACAAATGGCAATTATAGAAACGGAGCAAACGAACTTTCAGCAAACATGGTTACGTTTAATTCTGGAATTTCCGAACAAGGAAACATGAGTGTTTATAGGTCTGCTTGGCACAATGGAAATGGATATCTATTAAGAAACTATGGAGTTGGTACATTTTTTAGAATGTATAGTTTCTATAAGACTAACGGCACAAGCACTAATGAATTTACAGAAATTCGTAAAATAGCTGATATGGCTGGCTCCGCTAAAGTAGAAGGACAATTAACATCTTTGCAACAAGGTGTTTTCTTGTTCAACAACTCTGGTTCAGTTTCTGCTTACAATCCAACAACAACTGTATGGGAAATTGGTGGTCCGGGATTAAACTCCTTGAGTTACAAGCCATTACAAGACATAAACGAACCTGATTACAACAACACAAATCAAACATTGCTCGTGGCAAGTGATGGAGAGAGCGTAGCGTATTTAAGTTTCGACTATAGCTCAAAGGCTTTTATTAAATTTAATTCTAATACATTAACATTTAGCAGCGTGTCATCAAGACCAGCTGGAAGTCAATGGCTAATGACAATTTATTAAAATAAAGCGAATAAATGATAGATACTTGTGAAAAATAAAGGATACTAATTATTTGGCTAACTATTTTCCACCAAAACCTGTTTATCCCAAGGGATACGATGATGATTATACGCTATATTTAGTTTACAATACATCTGAAACTGTAAGCACCCAAGACAATCTTGCGTGGTCAGACAACATTTCAATTAAACCAGTAGATGCCGACAAAGATGAAATCTGGGCGGAAAATGGATTTGCCAATATAAATGGTGAGCTTTTTTATTATGATGGTGTAGAAAAAGATGCAAACAATAAAATAAACAAGTTTAAAAGATGTGCAAGAAACTTAGGTGGCAAAGAAACTAAATTCAACGCAAGCAATTCAGAAGTTCGTGG